AAAAAACTGCATCTCCTAAAGAAAAATGTTTAATGAATAAATGAGAATAATTATGAATGCTATGGAAGAATTGCTGAAAGATTCAGCAGAAAATATTATTGAAAATAATCTAGAAGGGATTTATGAGGGTGAGGTAGAGATAAAACCTATTAATATGAATGTTATTATTAAGCCTTACGAGGTTAACCCGTATCGAAAGATAGATAAAACCGCCTCTGGATTAATTATAGGAATTGAAAGTGATAAAACTTATAAATCGAATGAGACTGGAGAAATAGAGCAGAACAACACTGTAATTCGTTGTGGTTCAGTATGTTACGTAGGTCCCAAATGTGAAAATGTAGAAGTCGGCGACGATGTTTTCTATACTACTTACTCTATGACGCCTATTCCTTTTAGAAAGGAAGGACTAATCGTAGTTTCAGAAGGTCTCTTAATATGTGTAATTAAAAGAAAATAATGAATATGAATACTTTTGAAAATGCAAGCCCAATTTTTCTGTCTCCCGGGCAAGTAGTAATGGTGAGACATGAAATCGAAAATCGTCCTAAAATGTTTATCGTCGAGAAGGTTTCAAAAAATATTAAAAACGCTGATAATGAGATAGTTCCAATGTTTATGGGAATGCGTTGTCGGTGGTTTGATAAAAACGGTGACTTACAAGAGAATGTATTTTCGACAAAAGATTTAATTGTTATAGAATAAATAAAAATTATGTTTAATAATCCATTAAGAAAATATGCTTCTGGCGGTGCTGCTCCTTCTGAACAGCAAAAACAGAAAGTTCTACAGATATTTGAAAATGCTGCAAAAAATGCTGGAATAGATATAAATCTTTTAGCCAGTAAAGCTGACGAATTAGCTAATAATCCTGAAGAATTAAATATTTATAGCCAAGAATTACAATTAGCATCTGATGGAAAACCAGAAGGAATTGCAGCACTCCAAAAGAGATTTTCAAATAAAAACATGCAATTCGCAAAACTAGGTGGAAAGCTCCACGATTTTATTTGCAAGCATGCTAAAGGTGGTGCTATAATGGCAGATTGTGGTTGTAAAGTTCCTAAAGGTTTCCGAGGTTTGAGTGATATTGGCGACAATGACGGTTATAATACTAAAACTCTATCTAATGGTAGAACATGAGAAGGCCTCGACGGAATGTCAAGAATAATCAATGACCAAGATACGTTAGTGTCGTACCCCAATGCTAACAACGAGACTGTAATGATAAATTCAAAGGCCCCAAATAGAGCTATTATCATGGGACCTAACGGCTGACGTAATATTTTCTCTGGTATAGCACAGTGACGTAGAGTTAACAGTTATTTTGACGACGCCAAGATACAAGCAGAACTGGAAAAGAAACGTAATAACGCACAATCAGTACCTACAGAAGAAAATGGTGGTATCATTAAAGGTTTCCAAGGATTAAGTGGTATTGGTGATGGTGGTGAATACCAAATGAAAACATTACCAAATGGCAGGACTTTAGAAACCTATCAGAACCACTCAAGAATGATTATTCCAAGAGAAGGTGCTCAAGCAGATACTGTATATACTTATACTAATACTAAGGGAGAGCCAATTACATTTAACTCCCGCAATCCGCAAGTTGGTACTTTATTTACTAAAGATGGGCAGCAAGAATACAAGGTTGGATTAAACCACTGACCTTCTATAAATAATACTATGGATGAAGCTAAAATGCAAGCTGAATTAGCTAATAAGCGTTTGCAACTTCCTCCTGTAGAAGAGGCTAAAGGCGGAGTAGTGAAGAATCAAGAACCTGCTGGCCCTATGCCTGAGTATAAAATGGTACAGGATACTTCTTTTATAAATGCTGCTAAAGAACCTATTAGACAAATAGTTATTGTAGATAACAATGGTCAAGGTTATCGTAAAACTTTTGGATTAAACAATGCTGCTGGTGGTTATTGGGATGGTAAAAAATTTAATCTTGAAGGTGATGACTCTATTCCAGTAGCAAAGTTTGATTCGTTACTTACAGCTTCTAAGAAACCTCAACAGAAAGTTAATGTAAGTACATCTAAAAAAGCTAACGGTGGTAAAACCCCAAATTGAATTAACAAAAAGAAAAATAAATAATGCAAATCTTTATTTTTGACAATGCAACTAATTCTCTTCGAATAGATGATTATAGCATTTTATTAGTCAAAGAATTTGCAAAACTCTGAGAACCAGAGAGAAACAAATGTAAAGAAGATAAGAAAGGTGAACTCCGGCTTAGAGCATATAAGGAGTTCACCTATATCTATCTGGTTCTTGATTTTAAAAGTCCTTATTTTAAATACTTGGAAAGAGACAAACACGAAGCTGCTTTAGCTGATTCTGGATTGGATGAGTCTGATTTACAGAATGAGGATTTCTTGGCAGCTTTTAGGAAATATAGGGAGATTCAAGAAGAAGATCCTATACTGGCTTTAATTCGTACCGCTTATAATACGATATATAAGATGCGAATACATTTGGATAGTATTGATTTTTCCGAATGCGATGTTGATGGTAAACCTATTTATAAACCAAAAGACGTTATTGCTGACTTAACAAGTATTAGTAAGATAAGGAGCGAGTTGAAAACACTCGAAGAATTACATAAAACGAGCATGGAAGCTGAAGCGGCTGTACGTGGTGGAATTGAACTCGGTATGCTCGATTAATAATGGACTAATATGGCTATTGATAAGGAAACTGGTAAAAGATATTTGAAGGATAAAACTCTTCGTGATAAAAAGATAGAAGAGGAACAAAGAAAAAAAGAAAAAGCCCTTCCAAAATTTGATACCACTTATGAAGAAGAATTAATAAAAGCCTTATTTGAAGAAGATCAAAGAAAGGCTGAAGAGAAAAAAGAAATACTGGAGTTAGCTGAATCTATGCCAGATCCAACACGTATCCATAAAGCACGACCTGGAGAAGAATGAGATGTTCCTATTGACGAGGAAATTAAATACTTCGATCCTGAATTATCTTATGAACTTACCGGTTATCGGCCAATTACAATGGAGAAGGGATTAGATTTTGATCCAGAACCATTTAGAGAGATGGCTAGTATTTATGAAACGGAAGGTCAATATACAAGGTTTCCACCTGGAAGCAAACCATGAAGAGATTTATGGAATAGAGAAATTGATCGAATGATAAATGGTTATACTGTTGGTAAATATAGACTTACCGGTGATAATTACTATTTCATAAATTATTACAGAATGCAAACTGTTAATGAAGATTCTGTATCTGGTAGTGGTCGTACTGAAAATTTTCCATCTTTTTTAGCAAAACAATATGAATTTTTTCATTATTGTGAATTAGCAGAAAGAACCGATCATGATATCTGTATATTGAAGGCTAGAGGTATAGGTCTTAGTGAGGTAGTTGCAGCTATGTCTGTACGACCTTATACAACTAATCGTGATTATAAAGTATTACTTACTTGTGAAGCAGATGATAAACTTCAACCTCTGCGAGATAAATGCTGATACCAACTGGATTGACTTAATATGAATACCCAACTTGGTCTTAGACACGTTCGTCAGAAGGTTAATAACAATGATACAAAGCGTGCTTCTAAGGTAAGTAAGGACGGTACGGAATTCGGTTGGGGCTCTGAGATAAATACAATTGTGGCGGATAACAGTAATAAGGTTCGCGGACACAGAGTTGACAGATTAATCTATGAGGAGGCTGGGTCCTCGAAATCGCTTGTAAAATCATGAATTCAAGGAGCGGCACTTACCCAATTAGGTGGCACTCATTTTGGTACTCGTATTGGATTGGGTTGTGTCTGTGCCGGTACAAAAGTGTGGGATAAAAACGGTCATCTTATTAATATTGAGGATATTACTCAAGAAAGTGGTATTCTCGGATTTAAAGACGGTAAAGTTAGTGTTGAACCTATTTCCTATATTCAGGAAGAGTGTTACAAGCCATGTGTTAGAATATTGTTAATGGATGATAACTATTTAGATTGTAGTGAAGATCATCCAATTTTAGCTAGAGTTGAACATTCTCCAAGAAGAAAAGATGCATATGAATTACGTAATCATTATTATACATGAGAATGGGTTGAAGCTAAAGATTTAATGCACTATAGATCTGGCAGAAATATTATTGCTTACTCCGCAACGCCACTAATATTTGGGAAAGAAGAACTTTTTGATCCTTATTTTGTTGGATTATTAATAGGCGATGGTAGTTATGGGTTAGATAAAACTCCAAGATTATCTAATTGTGACGATATTGTTTGACAATACGTTGAAGATCGATATAATACAGTTGTAGAGCGTTCATATAAGACAAAAGACGGAAAAGATTATTATGAAAAACGTATTACTGGCATTTGTCCAAAATTACGTGAAATTGGTATATATGGGCAAACAAAGACTGCAAAACGCTTACCCACAAATTATCAAGATCTATCTCAGGATTCTGCAGCTCTATTATTAGCAGGATTGTTTGATACAGATGGCACGATTAATAAACATAACGGAAGAATGTCGATTACACAATCTTCCAGAGAAATATTGGAAGAGATCCAAATTTTACTATGAAAATTTGGGATATATTCAACAATTAATAAACGAGAACCGAAACTCGGTGTTGGGCGTAAGGATAAAAACCCTTGATATGTATTATGTGTGAACGATTACGCTAGCGTAGAACGCTTCCAAAAATATATTCCAATTAAAATTTCATATAAAATAGAGAATCTCAAAAATGGAATTAAAACTTATAAAAATAAGAGTTATTACCAAAAGCATCAAATCAAACTTCCAGAAGGAATTAAAGAAGTATCTGTAGTAAAAGTAGAATCTATAGGTATACAGCGAATTTATAATTTAACAGCTGATAATTCTCATACCTATATTGCTAATAATATTATTACTCATAATACTGGAGGAGATGATATGGCAGTCTCAGGTCTTGCTACAATTTTCTCTAATCCAGAGGGATTTAGTGTTCTTCCCTATAAGAATTATGATACGTATGACGGAAAACCAGAATTATCCGCATTTTTTATTCCTGCACACAAATTCGCTTTATCCAAAAAATATCTTGATAATCGTGGCGTAACCAATTGACCAGAGCTTAAAAAATACTACGAAAAGCAGCGTTCTAAATTATCTGGTAAAGCTTTCCTTGATGAATGTGCTGAACACTGCTTTGTTCCAGAAGAAGCATTGGCTAAAACAGGTGCAAATGTCTTTGATTCTGAATTGATTAGCCAACAAATGGTTAATTTGAAGATTCGTGGGTTGGGAGATAAAATTACTCCTATGCAACTCGAATGAGATAAAAATACTCCACAATATTCCAAAGTCAATGCTTATGAAATGCGCGATTCTAAATTATTAGTTGTAGAACCACCATTGAGAGATCCTGAAGGAAATGTTTGAAAGAACTTATATGTGGCTGGAGTTGATGGCGTGGACATTGGTGCAGATAACTCTGCAACCGATGATGACGTATCTGATTTTTGTATTGTAATCAAGAAAAGAGTATTCGGTGATTCTGAGCCAAAATATGTTGCAGTTTATAAAGATCGTCCGAGAGATATTCGCGTGGCTTATATGATTGCGCTGAAGCTTCTTACTTGGTATAATTGTCAATGTATGTTAGAATTTACTAAAGTTAGTTTTCAGCAATTCTTGATCGAAAGGAAAAAGGAAAATCTATTAATGAGCAGACCAGAATATGCTGTTTCTGTTAAAAACAGAAAGAAAATTACTAAACGCTTAATTGGTGTTCCAAGTACTGAAGCTGTGATCAAGCATGGGTTAGAGTTAATATCTGCATTCTTGAGCGATTATTATTACACGATATCTTATCCAGACATGTTGGAGGAGTTATTGAAATATACATATGAGAATAAAAGAAAGTTCGATATGATTGCAGCAATGCAATGTTGCGAGATCGGTGATGAAGCAATGACAGGTATAACTCCTATAAAACAACAAAATTTATCTAAGGAATGAAAAGACTTCGGATATTATACCGATTCTAACGGCTATAGAAGATTCGGAGTAATTCCTACTAAAAAGTGATAACTATGACAGAACTAGAACAAGAGATTTTAGATATAATCAATTGTACCATTTGTGGAAAATATATTGGAAAACTTCGTGTCATAAAGCATAAAACAAAGCCTCAATGTGGTGATGTTTATACAACTATTTATGAATTGCGGTTATATTTAGACAGAGAATTTACTCCAATTGTATTATCTTATGAAGGTACAGAGGATGAATTCAAGGAATTTATCCGAGAAGAAATCAGGAAAAGGAAAATTGAAAATACGAGGTTCTTCAAGGTTAATTTAGAAACTCTTATTCCTGATGATGAAGAATTAACTGAATGGGACGACGATGAATAAAGAAAAAGAAATAGAGAAAATAAATCAATGCATTTCAGAACTGGTTTACGATAAAATAGCCCTTCGAAAAGCTTATAATTATTACCACGGCATTCGTGATGCTGAGCAATTTAAGCATTTGGAAGAAAACTATGGTGTTGGCGTCCCAACTTCTGTTATGTTTACTCCATTAATGAAAAAACATATTGATGTCTTAGTAGGTGAGTATCTTGAACTTGAACCTGATATGAAGGTTACTTGTAAAGATGATGAAACCTGTTCTAAGATTCAACATGATAAGCAATTAAAGATTGATGCTGAGGTATATAAATTTATACAAAAGTATCTACAAAATGCAATAATTAATATTCTGTTAAGTAGTCAGCAACCAACGAATGATCCATTCTTAGAAAAAGAATTGGAAAGAATTAAAGTTGATATAGAAAACTCATTTGAATCTGACTATGAAATTGCTGCGCAGAATATTATTGAATATATAAAACATAATCGTGATTTAGATTTAAAAAATAAATTACGTGAATTGTTAATTGACTTATTTGTCGGGGGCACTATCTACTGGAGAACAAAACCTTCTGGTGGAAAAGATAACCTTCGATTTGATGTATTAAATCCATTAGATACATTTATAGAAAGAAATCCTAACTCATTTTTCTTAAATAAATCCAGACGTGCTGTTATCAGGCGTTGACTTACTAAAGAAGAAGTACAAGAAGAGTTTGGAGAGGATTTATCTGATGAAGCTGTAAATAAGATTGATGATTATTTCTCAGATTCTACTAACCATGATTTTGGGGATAATTACGTATATATCCATACTAATGAATCTTTACTTGAAAATGGAGAAAAGAAAAAGACTCCTGGTATATTAGCTGGACTGGAAGTACATCCTTTATATCCATCCGATAATCTAAGTGAAAGTTCTTATAGCTTATCTAGGCGTTTGGTTCCTGTCTATGAATGCCAGTGACTTGAATTTGATAGAAAGAAAAAGCGTACTGTATTACACGAGGGCGTAAAGATTGGTAGCGAAATCTATATTACTAATGGTGAACCAGATTATTATATTCGTAGTAAATCTGATCCTAGAAGTTGCCAGTTAAATATTAATGGTTTGTTCTTTAATGATAAGAATGGACAACCATTTAGCTTAATTGCCAGTACAATAGATTTACAGGATCGATATGATTTATTAACATACGCACGAGACAGTCTTATTGCTTCTTCCGGTACTGTTGGTGACTGGATTGATTTAGCTGCTTTACCTGCTGTATTGGGAGCTGAAATGCCTGAAAGAATAATGAAATGAATTGCTTATAAGAAGAATGGTGTCGCTTTATACGATTCTTCTCAGGAAGGAGCTAACTTAATGAATACGACATTTAATGGTTATGATGATACTATTAAA